GTTCATATTGATATTTAACTAAGTCATCCACTACTTGTTCAAAGTCATCTAGTCTAAGCATATTTGGACCATCGCTTGGCGAGTCATCAGGCATAGGGTGGACTTCGAGGAAGAAGGAAGTGATCCCAAGAGCAGACCCAGCACGAGCGAGCCCAGGCACGTAATCACGATTCCCGCCGCTACTATCCCCCAGTCCTCCGGGTTTTTGTACAGAGTGCGTGACATCAAACACAATATCAGAATCATAATTATCGAGCATATAGATAAGACCAGTATAATCCACAACAAGACTATTGTATCCAAAACTTGTTCCTCTCTCAGTAATCCAAACTTCTTTAGCGTCTGTACACTTGCTTAGTATACCTTTGACATCCCAGGGAGCTAAGAATTGTCCCTTCTTTATATTTACTATTTTGTCTGTAGAACAAGCCGCTTGTAGTAGGTCAGTTTGTCTACAAAGAAATGCGGGTATTTGTAGTACGTCTACAGCATTATTAAAGAAAGTAGTAACGTGACTAATTTGCTCTACTGTATGAACGTCTGTGAGCGTCTTAGAGCCCACTGTGTCTTTTATTTGTTGAAAGTCAGTTAGTGTTGCATTTAATCCAACACCTCGCTTGCCTTGCATACTACTTCTATTTGCTTTGTCAAAACTTGCTTTAAAGTAATACTCAATGCCGTGTTTATCACATACACGTTGACACTCTTTAGCAATCATTAAACTTTCTGTAAGTGTTTCGTGTTGACAAGGTCCTGCTATAATTCTCAATGTGATCTCCTTCCATCAAACACACATACAAAATAAAGTTCTTCGTACATACCTGCATGTACTCTATGGAATACTCCATCTTCAATTAGTACAACATCGCCAGGCTGAACTTTGATAGTATCACCATCTAGTTCCATCTTACCAGTACCTTCAATAAAGTAATATACTTCTTCTTGGCCTTCGTGCTTGTGACCTGATGTTGCTTTGCGTGGTTGTAGTCTAGTGCTACTAACTACCAAATTCTTTAGTGTTGTATTATCTTTTACAACATATCGTTCGTCTTGTTTAGCAACTGCTCCACCGATATCATTAATAGTTACTTTCATATTACTCTCCAAAGTCAAACAACGTATTAAATGTATTGTTTTGCTTAGTATCTTCTAAGTCATAGTTCAACACACCGATTAAGTTGTCTAGTTTATTATCAATAATTGTTGATTCCATTGCTACATCATCAAACGGCAGTTCTTTAAACCAGTCTGGAATACGTAATTCATCTGTTGGATATGCGACACTAGTATACCCTAGTGGATTTTGTTTTAGTTTACAAACAATAACTTTCATACCGTCAACAATTTCTTGTGAATACTTGTCACCGTTCATACGTCTTAGTGTATTCCAGTTAATACTTGCTCTAACATGTCCTGGCATATTTGCCTTGCCTTGCTTTTCTTCTAGTCGACGATAGTGGCCAACTTTATTTGCACGTTTAGGTGAACCTTTTTCAAAACCAGGACGTAATTTGAACTCTTTACGGAATTCTGTAATACGATCTAAAACTTTTCTTTCTTCAACATCAGTAAGTACCATAAGTAATAATTCACTTAAAAACTCTTGCATAAACACTGGAGTATCTGAGCGTCTTAAATCAAGACCCATTGCTTTTACTTTACCTGGGCTATCTTCAGAGTCACTTCTAAAACCTTCAATGTCATATACTAATGCCGCATAACGTTTTTTAGTAATATACAAACCACTTTTTGCTACAATCTCTCTACCTGCCGCAATAACGTCCGACCGACTCTTCGGACAATGAAATGCATCTACCATAAACCCTTCAAATGTAGCATTTGCCGCTTCACATACTTGATCATAAAGTGTAATAACATTCTCTTTACTCCAAGGAATAACACCTGCGTCAATATCTTTCTTAAGAGTAGGATATGCACTAAAGTATACAGAGTCTGTATCTCCATAAATTACTGAGTCACCTACGTGATCATATGTACCTGTAATAACCTTGTTTACTTCGGCACTCATATGCTTCACAATAGTTCTACCACTTAGTGTAGTTGACTGCCCAATACGTTTATCAAAGAATCTACAACCTGGATTAAGGATAGCACCATACAAACTATTCAAGTTAATCTTTTTAACTAACTGTCGCTTATCCCAATACTCGATTTCGATCTTATTATCTGCATCTTTTGCCTTTTTAAGATGTCCTTGTAGTTCTTTACGTTCACTATACCAACGTTTAAGTAGTCCTGGAATAACACCTTCGTGTTCTGTTGTAAAGATTGTACCATTTGAACTAAGCATCCAAGGTTTGTTGCTATCAAAGATTACTTTGTATATTTCAGCACCACTCATAACTTCTGTTTGACCGTCTTCAAAGTCAATAGTTAAGGCAATAGACTTACTTTGAGCCATAACTGCTTCATATTCTTCTGTACTAAATCGACCTTCCCAACTACCTGCGAATGACTTCTTCTTCAAGCCCATATCTTCTGTTACACGAGCGTCACTAATCTCAGGACGTATTTGTCCAACAACTGTTGCCGGATCCATATTCAAGGCACGAATTACACTAGGGTATAGACTGTTTAAATCCATTGAACCAATCCATTTGTGTAACCCTTTTTTAGGAAATGCCACATACGCACCTGCGGCTTGTGTGTTCTCGTCATCACGTTTAGGGCGATTAGGCACTTGCATACCACGTCTGTGTGCTTCGTTAACAATAGCTTGTTCTGTAACTGCTACTGCACCCATTGTAGTCTGTAATAGTACAGTATTTGCATGTGCTAGTTCGTTACTAAGGTCAATAAATCTTAGTTTTTTGTCCAGCTTGTCCAGTAGTGCGGTATCTTGTATGTTATATTCGATGAACTTTCTAAAGTCATTGTTGTACAGTTGATCCAAAGTACCTTCATAAGGAACCTTATTCTCACCAACTTCAACTTCACCAATTGCATCAAGTCTATATGTATGTCGTTCTTCATATGTGTATTTACGATATAATTCTAAACTATCTAAATGCACTCTACCTATGAAGTCATAGGTTACTGCTTGTTTACCGTATTTTTCATACTCACGCTTCTTAGGAAGTTGACCCCATAGACAAAAACGTCTTGTATCATCTTTACTTAAAACTCTTTGTGTACGGTTTACAGTATAAGGAATATCATAACCTTCACTGTTCCAACCTGATAAAATATCTGCATCTTCAATTAGTGTTAAGAAAGTGTCAATCATTTCACCTTCTTTTTCAAACAACATTACGTTGTCAATACCTTCAAGCTCTGCTTTTGCTTGATCCATAGTAAGTGTTTTAGGAGGAACTGCTAAACATATCATAGTTTCCATCCACTGTAAGTATACAGAGATACTTGTAATTGGCATAAAAGGATCTGCAGGATCAGCAAAGCCTCTCTCTGGATCAAAGTCAGTCTCAATATCAAAGAATGCAATGTTTAGTTTTGGAGCGTCTTGATTAAGATAGTTTTCACTCAAGCACTGGAAGATAGGATTAATATCACTTTCAAACATCTTCTTGCCTTTGTTAATAGCAAGTTCTTTACGGAATTCTTTTGTATTTTTTGTTACAATTCTAGTTAATGGATCACCATATATACTCTTATACTTGCCTCTTTGATCTTCATAGTAAAAAGTATATTTGATTGGATATTCGTGAAACTTTCTCTTGCCGTCTTTGCGTTCTACAACACGGATTATATCACTATCTCTATCAAAATGTGCGTCTACGTAACTCAATTAATTCTCCTTATAAGAAATGTCGTTAATATTACCTGCTAAAATATATCTTGTTGCATTTACAGGATATACTTTATGATGTACAGTACTTGGAAACATAACTATCATATCATTATACACTGGTAAATGTATTTCGTCAACCGGAGATACTTCGTTTTTATGTTCTTTCATTTCAACAAATGTAAGTGGACTATTAGTTTCGCCTACATCTAAATAATACACCCAACTGTAACGACTTAGTGTACCATGTTCGTGTTGAGGACATCCTTGTCCGGGCAAACTCTCCTGAAACCAAACTTCTGCATCAATACTTAAACTTGTAGTATCTTTCCAAACTTGATTAGTTATAAAATGAGGGCCTCGTGGACCTATAACATTATGACAGTACCATAAATGCACTAGATCTAGTAAAGGATTAAGTATGTTGTGATCAAGATGAATATCATGTTCTGTTTTCCATGACTTATCTGAAGGCTGATTATCTTCTTTTAAATTAAGAAAATGATCAATAATAGGTTGTCTATGTTGTTTTTGAAAACCGAGCGGGCCATGCCTGATAGCGGTCGGTTGAGAGATGTATAATGTGCTACAACTTAACTTCATTTTTTCCTACGTTGCTTATGGCCAACTTAACCGTCTAATGCCTAGCTATTGCTATTGGCGTTACTAGTACTTATTGTTAGTTTAAGAACAACTGTACTAAAGCGAATGTGTTCATAATCGTAAACCAGCTACAAAGAAGTATAACAAATGCCGCACCTCTAATTACGGCACTTACAATACCTAGTATACTTCCTACTAGATATAACGGAACAAAGATTGTTGTAGCTGGATCTAATATTGTAAAACTTAAGATAGCACTTGCACTAATCAAAAATACTGCTTCAACCATTTCACAATAGAACGCAACTGGACTAGAGCTATGGCTATCTTTAAAAAATTGTACGACACGATTCAAATTATTTGTCCTTACCTACAGTAACGACTAGTGTTTCTAAGTCGTCAAATTCATCTTGTACACGATCCCAGTCACCTTTATGAGCAACTTTAATCGCTTTATTAATCAAACTTGGCTTAATGTCAAGTTCTTCTGCTACTGCTTTCACAGTTTCTTTAAGACCTGTGCTTAGATCTTCAATTTCTTGCATAACTGTAGCGCCTTCGTTAACCAAACGTTCTAGTTTAGCCTTCTCGTCACCACCATATACTCGATCACTCATATGATTCTCCTTAATTTATATAATATTATACAATGTATTTAGGTTATTGTCAAGTGTTTTATTTAACAAATGCACCAATTCTACCATGTATGTCTGGATATTGGCGATATTTATAGCCAGTAGGTGGGTTAGTATCTTGTCCGAACCATACCGGAATAAATTCTGATATATTCCCTTCAAAATCTTCGTTGTGTCTTAGGTGTACTTCAATAACTTTTCCGTCTATATACTCAACATTCATATATTCTCTATGTGAAAATGTTCGTAGTTCAAAAGGTAGTGATATTTCATCGTCAGTTTTAACCCATTTATCCCATTTTGTAAATGTATTATTTGATTTAAAACCTTCTACACATAGTATTTGATTTCCGTAGTTATAGTCAATGCTTAGGTGTCTTCCTTCAAACCATTCACACCAAAAATGTCCTACTGGAAGATGCATAGTTTCTTGTTCTATCCATATCTTTTGTGTTCCTAGTCCTAGGCCCATCATATTGACACAGGGACGAACACAATACCAATTAGGTGTTGGTACATCTAGTCCTACTGGACCACTAATATATTTTAATTTACGGGAAAGTATAAGTTTGTCCATAACCCAAAGTTGGTCCGGATCAATGTCGTGCCATACGAAGTCTTCAGCACTATCTTCCATGTGTTACATCTTTACACAGTTGTCTACAGTCTTGCCGCCCTTTTTCTTTGTTCCCATACGTTTGTAACCCTTCCAACAAGCCTTGCCATCTACGCCTTTTTGCTTTTCTGTTTCTGGTAATGCATTGTATAATTTGTTACTCAAGTAATCTTCGTATGATTCGTTTTCTGTAGTTTTGTCGTTATAACGTTTGTCGCCAGCTTTCATTCTTTTGTAAGCAGGTGTATTTAATTTCTTATCAGCGTCAGTAACATCCATCTTATCTGGGGTAGCCTTCTTCGGCTCTGGCTTTACTGATTCTGCAACTTTAGGATCGTTACAGTTACAATGCTTACAAGTAGGAGCACATTTGCAATCTTCTCTTTTAACATCTGCACCGCAACACTTGTCTGAACAATGTGTATCTTTTTCTGATTCTTTAATGTCTACTTTTTTAGGCTTGTCGTGCGTCCAACCTTTTTTTGCTAGGTCTATATGATCTTGTTCTTTGTTAGCTTTCTTACTTTTACCATCTTTATACATAGTATGTGGTTCAAATTTGTCAGCTTTTTTAGCTTCAGATACCTGTTCAAATTGTGTTTCATAATCTAAATGATGATATACACTACCTAAGTAGTCTGCGGCTTTAGTAATCTTTGCTTGTACCCAACCTTCAAGACCTTGTTCTTCACTTACACCTTTAAGCATTTCGTGTAGTTTAATACCGTATTTTGCAATCTTGTATAAGTCGGCTCTAGCCATCTGTACTTCATGGTCTTGCTCAACCTTATAAGCCATGTCAGCTAATCCGTTTTCATTCAAGTCTTTTTCTCTCATCATATTATCCTTATAATGTATTTATCTTTTGATAGTTTTGCCGCCCATGATATTGTTACTAATATCTAGTGCATTTTTAGCAGTTCCGTCTGAATTTTTCTTTTGTGGAGCCTTAGGAGCACCATATTTGTCTTTTCTCTTAGGCTTATGATATGCCGCATCTGGACTTGCTACTGTAGCTATATTACCTGCTGATGTTGCACCTGCTGTTGCAGTTTCCTTTACTGATTCTCCGGCATGTATAGCGGCCATATGTTTTTTGTACTTTTTAGTACCTTTTTTATGTGGGCTTTTACCTTCGATAATCTCGTTAATTAACATTTAATTTCCTCTTTTTATCTTTACGCAAATAGTCAATTAGTTTTTTACCGCCATAAAGTAATGCTACTACTGCCGCCGCTGGTAAAGCGTATTTTACAGCCATATTAGACATGTTTTGTATTGTAGATGGATTTACATTTCCGCCTGTAACTTTACTAATGCCATCTGCCCATTGTGAAGCTGTTTGCGGGTTTGAATTAGCCAATGCACTCGCCGCACCTTCATCTTTTACAATGTTAGGTAAGTTTGCTACTGCTGGTGGAATACCGCCACCGTCACCTGCATTTGGGTTATTATCCTGTCCAGTTTGTTTAGGTTTTACAGGTGCTTTTGGAGTAACTTTTGGTGTTATTGCTGTTGTTACACCTCCAGGATTTCCACCGTCTCTAGGTTGTGTTACTGGTAACTCTTTAGGAGCATCGTTTGGTTTAGCAACAACATCGTTTGGTGCTACAGGAGCAGTCATACCCTTAAATTCAAAAGGAACTTCTGTTGATCCTGTAATATTCTGAAACATTTTTAGTAATTCTGGTGTAGGGCCTTTAGCTATACGCTGATTAAATTCTTTTGCCGCGGCGTCTGCTACTCCTCTATCTTTACCTTGTGCTATAAGTGAATTATAAATTTGTGATGCTGGACTCATATCACTATATGCTCCTGCTGGAGAAGGAGTTAATGCCCCAATAATAGCACTTGCTGGTCCACCGAGTGCTTTACCACCTAACCATTTTAACCCACCTAATATATCAAATTCATTTAACGGTGGTCTAATATCTGTTGTAAGTTCTCTTAATAACATACTACTATTTACCTTTCTTTTTACGTCCAGACTTCATATTTGCACACCAGTGATACATTTTAGCACGTTCACCACTTGCGTTCTTTGCTTTCTTACGTAGTTCTGTGACACTACCGTTACAACTAGCACCAGACTTCTTTACTCTTCCTGGCTTGCTTTTACCACTCTTCTTGCCATCAGCAAAGTTTTCTAATAAGTCTAGTACTTGATCAGTAGTATAAAGTCCACTTATAAGAGCCTCTTTTGCCATTTTAGTGGCAGTTGCGTACATAACAGCATCAGCATCTTTGCCGTAACGGTCTTTAAAGTCGCCTTTATTCTTCTTCATACCCTTGACGTTTTTTTCTTTTTTCTTTTCTTCGCCTTTGGTAAGAGTACGTTCTTCTACTTCTTTTTTAGTAATTTGTGGAAGTTCAGCTCTAGCATAGTTCTCTTTTACAGATTTAAGTTTTTTAAGATCTTTATCTGATTTAGGTGCATAACCTTTTAAAATTTCTTCTAGTTCTTCTTCTGATATTGTATCAGGATCTTTATCTTTTAACACATTATAAAGTTTTTTCCCACCATATAAAGCAACAACACCTAATGAAACAGGTATTGAGTATGCGTATAACCAAGATAAGCCTTTTAAAAAAGATGCTAAAATTGGTCCTGTCCATGGTAAACTAAATGTACCTAAACTTGTTTTAGGATTACGTCTAATAAATCTTCCTAAAAATTTAATTGAAGCTAAACCAAAACGGAAAGCAGGAATAACCCATTCTTTTAGTTGAATATCTTCTTCAACTTCTTTTTTACGGCCTAATGAATCGTGATCATATCTCCACATTTTGCCAGGCTTAACAAGTTGCATTTCTTTTTCTAATTCTGATTCTCTGCGAATTAACTTTTTTAGTTCGTCTCTTCTATCTTTCCAATTTGGATCATTGTAAATATCATCAATTGCTTTTTGAACAGCAAAGAGTTCATCTGCTCTGCCTTCTTCTACAGGCTCTTGCATGTGTTGCTTAATATCTTTTGCAGTTCTTTCGAACTTGTGATCTTTGTGTTTAAATCCAATACCACCTGCGGCTTCCCAACTAGCAATATTTTTACCAAAGTCGTCAATTAATATGTTAGGTGTGCCATCTTTATTTGTAGCATATTGTGCTTTGTTACTGTCAATGATTACACTACTTGGCATAAAGTCTTGTAGATTATTTTTAATCCATTCTTTCTTTTGTGGAATACTATTTTTATCTCCTGGTAAAGGACTGCTTAATATATTATAAGATCCTTTTACTTGTTTAATAAGAGATAGTAAATTATCTGCATTACTAGTTTTTGGTAAATTAATCCAGAAGTCTTTTTTATCTTTAATTTTCTGTAGTGCAGGTTCTAAATCATCGCCCTTTATTTGTCGCCAGTCTTTACCTGTTAGCTTAGTCCAAGATCCAAAAAAGTCTGCTAATACTCCGTCCATGTCAACAAATATTTGGCTTGTACTAGCTATTTCGCCCAATTCTTCTTTCATATTAGCATAGTATAACATACTTTCATCGGTGTTGTCAACTAATAATTTTTGAATTTGTCTTAAAAGTGGTATTGTTTCGGTAGGGAATTTGTTTTTTTGTATAAATGATATAAACATGTTATAAGAATTATTCAAGTCTCTAATAAACTTTTTAGGATCTTGTTTTGCTTGAATTACTTTACCTATGTGTCTAATTCTTTGGTTCTGAGATTTCCATGGAAATTGCCTGCCAACTGTTCTTTTCCATATTGCTTCGGCTCTTGCTTCTAATTCTAGTGCTTGTCCAATATGTAAAGCTGGATTTTTAGATTCAGCCAAACCTAAGTTGAATAATACATTTGTTTTAGAACCTTTTACCTTTTTTGATAGTGTAGGTGGGCGTCCATCTTTGTCTACTTTGTTACCAAACTTAGCGGCTTGCTTCTTAATACCATCAACACCGACATCTGCTGTAGTGTTAACACCTTTTACAATACGTCCACCATTTTCGTGTATACGAAGATAGTGTTTAAAACTTTTATTTTTAGGAACTTTATTTTCGAGATCTTTTATGTTATAAAATTTCATTTTTTACGTCCTCGAAATGATACAGGACCATTAAGGTATGGTTTAGTAAACCAAAGTTTAAACCAGTCAGCATCTCCAGGCTGGATATTTAATTTTTTTTGTTTGTCTTTGAGTGCTTGTGCAGTATAACTAATATTTTCTAAACTAACTGGTTGATAACCTTTGAATTCGTTTATACCTGCTAATTTTTTAAGCTGTTGAATCTCATCCATATCTTAACCACTCTTTACAACTAACTCGAGGCCTAAGTTTTTAAATAAACCTGTAATACCAGAAACTGATTTTAATGCTTTATCCATCAATTGTTGATTATCTTGTGGTTGATTGTCATAGAATGCTATAAACCTTTTTGCTGTTTGTGGATCGATATATACTTGTCCACCAGTTGCGGCCGCACCATCTCCAGTATCTTTATAGCTTAATGGAAATGATGTATTGTCCTTACGCATTGCAATATTATTGATAACATCTAACTTAGGGCGTTGTTGCTTAACAGCATATTCGTCTATATCTAGTTCATCTAATACTTCGTCAGGAGTAGTTAGAACTTCGAATGAATCATGTTCGTGTTTAGGATCATCTGCTTCTTCCACAGGATCAACACCCATAGCACCTTGAACTGATTTAAATAATTTATCTGCTAGATCTTGTTTTGGTACGCCTTGCTTGAATGAATCAAAGTCGTTATTAAGTGCCGCAGATCTCATTTTACTTGCACTCATACCTTCAGCACCGTCAGCATCTGGGTCTCGGTCACCTGCACTAATAACACTAATGCTATTAAATTTGTACGGAACAACACCTGACTTATCGGCTACACCGTTATACTGATTAAAAAGTTTATCAAATCCTTCTACTCTATCAGATCCTGCTACATAGATAACATCAGAGTAACCTAGTTCTTGTAGCTTTTGTAACATTTGTATAGGTGTCCGTACTTCCGAATGACCTACAGTAATATTTGGAAAAAACGACTTGGTAAATGCAAGTTTAGTATCAAAGTCTAAAGGATCTGTTTTAGCTTTTTGAGTCTGTGATAAAAAAAGATAAGGGTCACCATCTTTTGATAGTATTGTATTAACAAGTTTTTGATGACCAATAGTTGGAGGATTTAGTCTACCAAATGCAACTACTGCTGTTTTACCTTCAGCTTCAAATAAATTTCGTAGGCGCATTCATTTCCTCCGGTGGATTCTTTTCGTAGTCTACTATGTTTTGTGCAAGTTCTGCTTTTTCTTCGGGTGTTATAAGCGTCTTAGGATCGACTGACAGATCATATTTTAATACATAATGGTTACAACCAGCATTAATCATTGGCATTATATGCCCTTGTATAACATCTTCGTTATAATCACTTTTACATTTTTCGATTGCTGGGAGGTAATGCTTTCTATAGAACATAGTATCATTGAGCATATGATATTGTAAGTCATCACATACATCAAACGGTAATTTATCTACATCGTCTTGTTTAAAAAATTCATCTATTCTCATATTACCATTTCCTACATGACCAATAACGTGCTTTAGTACGTGGTCCTGGGTTATCACAATTATGTCTTGCTCTAAAGCTCTTACGTCTTTTTGGATTATTCTTTTTAATGCTCATTGCTTTACCTTTAACACTTGAGCCACCATGTCCAAAGTTTACTTTTTTAATGTTACCCGTCTTAGGGTCTTTTACATATACTTTAAATTTCTTAACATCACCTTGCATTGGTTTACCAAGTTTAACTTTACGTCCTTGGTACTCTGCTTCATCCATAATGTCATCTTCATTGTACCACATTTCACCATATGCTTTGTAGAAGTCATCATCATCGTCATATGTTTCGTCAATACTTGCACCAGCAAGTGTTTTAATTCTATCAAGTTCTAAGCTCTCGTTATCATCATCAGGTAAATTCTTTGCTTGTGCATATGCTTTTTTAAGCAAACCCATGTTTATTTTCTCATCAGCTTTTATATCAATTCCCTTATGAAAGAATCCTTGAATGTCAGAGTAATCAGAATCCATATAACCTGCCATATCTAAATCATGTAATAAATTTCCTAATGCAAAACGCATCCTTTCACTTGTATACCCACCATCTTTTTTAGCATCATTGTACATGTCTACTAAATGTTTCATTACATTTGCTTTTACTCTGCGTGGATCAAACTCATCATCTTCTACACCTTCTTCACCGATAGATTCTTTTTCAGCTTTACTATATTTGTCTTTAATGCGTCCTAACTCTTCTTGACTAGCACCTTCACGTCCTGCTTTAGCGGCTTTGTCCATATATTCTTTACCATGTTTTTTCACACCAGTATAGTATTGTAAGCCACTTTCTTCTAGATAATCTTTAAATGTCTTAGTCATCGTTTTTCCTTTATCTTGATTTAGAATTGTAACCCGGAGTCGGTGTTTGTTGGTCATCATTCCAATTAAAGCCACCGCCAGTTATTACATTTCCACTCTTCATTTGTGTCATTAAGTCATTAGCATCCTTGAATATTGTATAGTCTAATGTATCTGTTCTTAATAACATTACAGTTGTAATACCATCTGCTAAATGATAGCTAGAATACGCAATTTTAGAATATGCAATATTCATTGTTACCATGTCAACTGTCGTATATATTCTACCGTCAGGGTATTTCTCCGACGGTGGCTCTTTTTCTTGGTTAATAGCTTCCATAATTAGTTTCTTTGGATCAAAAGGAACATGATGTTTATTAGGAGTACCATCTTGATTAGTTGCTGGTTTACCTAAAGCATCATAATTTTGTACTAGTGCTTTAATTGTTGAAATAAACAAATCAGCTGTTTGCTCTGGAGTTGCATAAGGTTCTATTACTTCAGCATTAAGAGCGTCAAAGCCTTTCTTGTTCCAGTTATATTTGCTACCTTCTTTGGCTTTGCCTTTAATAACATTATATTGATTACCGTTATACTTATTTGCTTTTATTTTTATAATTTTACCATCTTTTTGTTGAACATTAATTGTTGCATCTTTGTCTGCTGATTGCATTATTTCGTTTATCTTCGCTGACCATACTGCCCAGCCAGTAGTTGCTTTTGCAATAGATTTACTATTAAAACGTCCACCTGTTTTTGCACTAGCTTTAATTTCTATTTCCTCATCACCAATCTTAAGATCACCCTTCTTGCCTTTTTCAGCAGGGTTACCCATCATTGATAATGCCATTTCACCTGGACCAATTGCACCTGATGTTGTACCCGGAGAGTAACTAAAAATATTTTCTTGTACAAAAACATCAAATACTTTTTTATACTCTGGATTAACATGATCCTTAATATTACCACTAGGAGTTGAAATAACTTTAAGCATATTAATTACTTTACCATCTACACATGCTTGTAAAAATCCTTTAATTTCTTCTTGTGTAACATCACTACCTTCTTGCATATCAAGTATTTTTCCAAACAATGCTTGTTTAAGAGTTTTTGTAAACTTCTCTGCATTAACAGACATTTTTTTATAAGAAGATCTATCTCTAGAGGTCATAGAACTTGTATCTACATCATTTTGATATCCTTGTACTTTGTTACCTAGTGTAACTAATACACCTGTTACTTCTTTAACAAAGTTAATTGCTTCGTCACGTTCAGAACGAGCTGAATCACGTTGTGCTCTTAACATTTCAAAGTCTTTTGTTAAGTTGTCTAAATTTTTAGTAAAGTTACTCAAAACATCTTGCTTTTGTTTTTCGTCCATTGGAATAGTTTCAAGCATTTTAATATTCGTTGCTAACTCCTCAAGATCTACTTGTGCCTTTGCGTCAGCTTTTTCAAGTTCTTTAACTGAGTATAATTTTTGTTGTACGTTTGGGTTTGCTTTTGCTTCAACAGTTGTATCTGTAGGTACATCTCCCTTTGCTTTTACTACAAAGTTTTTTACTATGTCATTAAGTTTACTAATTCTATCATATAGATCTAATTTTTCTTGATTTTTTTCAGCAGGAATCTCAGACATAGCTTTACTAATAGTTTGTATGTCATGAACAGCATGTTGGATTTGCAGGCCTTCGTTAGCTTCTGCTAATTGCGATTCATTAATAGATTTCTTTATATTCCAAAATCTCATTAAACACTTACCTCAATATCAAAGTTATCGTATCCTAGATCAAATAGTTTATTTGCAATATCGTTAGCAACATCATCTGATTCGCTTTCACCTAATTGCTTGTGTGTTTGTACAGTAAGAACAGTTTGACCTTCTTCAGTATCGTATAAATCGTATGAAGTTTCATCTTCCAGTAATGCTACAGTAGCTGAACCAGTTACTTCTTCTACTACAATTTCGTCTACTTCTTCTACTTTGTCAAATACGATATTAATATAATTTTGCATGTTCTTATCCTAATGATTTAATAAAATACTATTTACTGTACCGTCAGTATATACAAGTTTAGCTCTAATGTAAACATAATTTCCTGTAAAATTTGCAATCTTAGATGCAGTTTCTATAGAAGCAGTATATGTATGTACGTTAAACCAGTCAGTCTCTGCTGGTGTTGTAGCTAATGATGCTTGTATTGTAATAGTACCTGTAAGACCTACGTAATCATACTGTACAGTATGAACACCATCTGATCTTCCATAATATCCGTCACCTTTAAAACTAGATCCAGTGACAGTGGTGACTGTGCTATCCCCTGGATGTGTATTTGCTGATAAAATTATTTCACTATTGCTTGGCATACAGTTATTTATCTTATATCTTGCTTGTAGACATGTTTAATAATTTTGCTAATTTTTCCACCTACTGCTATTTTTGCCAACATTAAGTACTTTTCGTCTGTAACCCAGAAGTATAAACCGTCCGTAAAGTGTGATTTAGTTATTGCTTTTTTAGCAGTTACTCCAATCCTAACATTTAACGGGTTTCCTTCACACCATGAAACAAATCTTGGATCACAGTTTTTACCTAAGTAACATTTGTATGTCCATTTTACTGGCCTATCAGATATATGTGTATTTGTGTTATTAGAAAGGAACTCTTCAATTTCTATATTTTCTGGTTCGTGTATACTTAGAACATAAACTTGGGTAGATAACTTAGTTAACCAATCTAATTGATTTGAGTACACATCTAAAGTAAGACCTTCAATTCTTGTCATTGCTTCTTGTTTGTGAGCATCAAGTGCAGAGTATATAACCATGCAATCCATAAAGGTTTCTATGCTGACATTTTTTTTCTTACTTCTGTAATAATTAAAAGGACTATCAATAGGTATATGAGCTTCTGCTTGAACTTGCATTTCATCAAGTTTTGATTTGGCATAGCCTAAGTTCATTCCTCTAAAAAGAGGTGCAAGTTCACACCTTATTCGAAGTTTGTAAAGATACTTGTTGTAAAATAAATTACTCGTTTGGTACTTTTTCAACATTTTTGGTTGTGTGTCCAGTAGTTACAAGATCCAATTTTGAACCTGACGTCTTAATCTTAAGATGACCGCCATCTCTAAGATCACCAAATAACAGTTCTTTACTCAAAGGACGTTTAATCTCTTTATCAATATACCTTTGCATAGGTCTAGCACCCATTTTATCATCAAAACCGTTTTCAACTAAATGATCAATTGCTTCGTCGCTAATCTCAACAGTAACTTTTTTGTCTGTTAGCATGTTTTTTAGTTCAACTAAAAACTTACCAACAATTTTAATCATAATAGGTTTTTCTAGCTTACCAAATGTAACAACACCATCAAGTCTATTTCTAAATTCAGGAGCAAAGAATCTTTTAAACTCCTCGTCACCGTAATTACCACTAGCATCGTCACTAAATCCAATAGTATTTTTCTCGGCTTGTTCAGCACCTAGGTTAGTAGTAAGGACAAGTACACAATTTCTTGCATCTGCTTCTTTACCATCGCTACCTGTAACTTTACCGTTGTCCATAATTTGCAATAGTATCTGCGATACGTCAGGATGTGCTTTTTCAATCTCATCAAGTAGTAATACACAATTAGGATGCTCTTGTAACTTATTAATTAATTGTCCACTACTATCTTCGTGTCCAACATAACCTGGAGGCGAACCAATTAATTTAGCTACACTATGTTTTTCCTGATATTCACTCATATCAAAACGTGCAAGGTGTACACTTAATTGTTTTGCAAGTTGTTTTGCAAGTTCTGTTTTACCTACACCAGTTGGACCCATAAACACAAAGCTACCAATCGGCTTTTCTTCTGATTTAAGCCCAGCTTGTGCAACAAGAATTTTATCTACAATTTCTTCAATTGCAGTATCTTGTCCGTACACTTCTGCTTTAAGATTCTTATCAAGACTTGCAAGATTATTTGTTTCTTTTTGTTGTATTTGTTCAGGAGGAAGATTAACAACTTTTGCAAGTTCAAATTTAATTTCTTCTGGACCTACAACTCTATTTTCTTCTTGATTTTTAACTTTAAATCTTGAACATGCTAAGTCAATTAGATCAATTGCTTTGTCAGGTAATTTTTTATCAGTCATATACTTAACACTAAGTTTTACAGACTCTTCAATTGCTTCTTGTGTAATAATAGTGTCATGAAACTCTTCATAATACTTTTTAATACCTTCTAATATTTCGGTAGTAGTTTTCTTATTAGGTTCGTCAATACTTACACGTTGGAATCTACGCATTAATGCACGATCTTTTTCAAAGAATTTTCTGTACTCGTCCCATGTTGTACTTGCTACAACTTTAATATCACCTTTACCTAGTGCAGGTTTTAGCATATTAGCTAAATCGTTACTGCTATTACCACCGCCTGCTCCAGCACCGTTCATCATATGTGCTTCGTCTATGAATACTATAGTTTTACCTTGCTTTTTAATTGCCGCCATTACAAGTTTGAAACGTTCTTCAAAATCACCTCGATATTTACTACCTGCTAACATAGCACCAATGTCGAGATTATAAACACTATATTCTTGTAAGAAATTTGGAACTTCTTTATTAACAATACGAAATGCAAGTCCTTCTGCAATAGCAGTTTTACCTACACCTGGATCACCTACTAACATAACGTTGTTTTTACTACGTCTTCCAAGGGCAAGTGCAATAGTTTCTAATTCTTCAGCACGACCAATAACAGGATCAATTTTACCTTCTTCAACTTCTTTATTAAGATTAGTTGTAAATGCCTTAAGAGCTCTTAATGCATGACTATGTAATTCTTCATCTTCTAGATTTGTCTCAAATTCTGCATTTAAATATTCAGCAAACTTATCTTTTTCAACACCAACGGCTTGAATTTGATAGTTGGCCCAAGATTTCTTTTCGCTCATAAGGCTTAAGAATACATCAGTAATATCAATATTGTGACGCCCACTAAACAATACTTGTGTAAATGCTCTATTAAGAACACGTTCTACAGTTTGTGTTTTTTTAGGCTTATACTTTGTACCTTCAGCAACTTTAATATCGTCAAGTTTTGTTTTAAGATAATCCAATAGATTATTCTTAAGTAAGTTTACATCTGTACCAAAGCCATCTAGTATATTCAAAAATTTATCTGAACATAGCATAGCAAATAGCAAATGCTCTAGTGTAACATACTCGTGATGTAATTTTTTAGCATCTTTTATTGCTTTGTCAAAAACGACTTGTAACTCTTTTGATGGCTCAACCATTAATATCTTTCTCCATTGTTTCTAATAGTATATATGATTTTATTAAACTTGTCAACTATATTTTATTTCTCATTCGCTCAATTCTTTGTATGTCTTCAGGCTCTAATCTAGTAGGAACTTTTGTATTAATTCTAACTAGTATATTACCAGTTCTTCCATTTTTTCTATCTGGAAGTCCCTTACCGTTAATACTAAAAACTGTATTTGGTTGTGTTCCTTTTGGAATATTTAACTTAACCGATGTCTTGTCGGGTAGTGATATTGGTATAGATGTACCTAAAATACAATCAAAAACTCCTATATCTTGTATAGTTAGTAGATTTATACCATCAAGTTGGAACTTTCTATCACTTTGTATAGCAATTAATACATACAAGTCTCCGGATGGTATTTGTTGTATATCATGTTGGCCCATTCCTGCATATCTAATTCTGTCATTGTTACTAATTCCTGGTGGTATTTTAATTTCAACTGTTTGTTCTTTTCCGTTGTTTAATCGATAAGTTGCCATAACAGTTTTTCCAGAATATACTTCAGCTATACTAACATTACATCCAATAGTAATATCTTGGTTACGCATTTGTTGTCTTGCACCGAATCCAAATTGGCCCATTAAGTCGTTGATATCAAAGGCTCCATTAAAGCCTCCGTTTTGGAAATGCTGTGAATTAAATTGTGGTTGGGGGTTGTCGTACTGTTGTCTTTTTTGGGGATCTTTTAACGTACTATATGCTTCGTTAATTTGCTTAAATCTAGCATCATCGCCTCCAGTCCTGTCAGGATGGTGTTGCATACTTAATTTTTTGTATGCTTTTTTAAGATCTGTTTCTGAAGCGTTCTTTTCGACACCTAGTATGTTATAATAGTCCATACTAGTACTTATTTTAACTATTTGCTACGTCTACTTGATCCGGTATATAATCCGAACCATGCCGCTCCAGCACCTACAACAATACTAATTAAACCTGATTGTTCTAAAGTTGGATTAGGCAATTCCATATACCAAATTACACATCTGTATAGTAGTATAATATATGTTGTAATAAAGATACGTGGAAAAATTCTCCAAGCATCTACAGCCCTTGCCATGTGTATAATCCTAACGTAAGGATTAGGACCTAGGTCTTTAACGCTAGTATCAACTTCTAAGTCAAGTTTAACTTTCCTTGTAGTTGAATCGCTAGTTGAAACTACTTGTGCTTCGTACTTTTGTTCTTCGTACTTAATAGGTTCTTTTTGAGCTACTGGTGCTAAGTCTTCTGGTTTTTTTCTAGGCATTACTGTTTCCCTCTTTTTATATTTTCTATTGCTTCTTTGTTTCTAGCAATACTATCACTGTTATTGTGTATAGTTGCATCTTGTGCTTTATCAATAAGACCTTGTAGTCTACGTCCTTTTTCAATATCAGTATCTAAGTGCAAATCTTTATTAATAAGTTTTTCTAACTTTAACATACCTATACGATCGTTAGAAACATATCGCCAAGTATATCCGTGTTCTCCATATAATCCAAATACAGTTTCTCTTAACCCTATTTTTACTATTATAGATTGTTCTCCGTCTAGTACTACTTCATCACCTTCGTTAAATGCAGGATTAAATCTAAATTTTAAACCTTGCATAAAGTTTGTAGCAAAATCTTTAAACCAGAACGCGGCACTAATACTAATAAGTATAGCAATCCAAGGAACTAGCATTGATGCTACATCCAGTCCTAATTTATCAAATTCTTCCATTACTTACAATGCTCACATTTACAATCGCCACATACATCGTTAGCACAGTTATCGCATGTCTTGCCACAGTGATGTTCGCAATGACATTTTTCACATTTACAGTCCATTATTTTTTACCCTCAACCTTCTTATAGCCGTGCTTCTCGTGCAGATCTTTTTCAATATCTTGTAAACGTAGTTCTAACTCGTCTAACTTTTTAGCAATCTTCGGGTGTACTTTACGCCATGCCTCAGGGTCTTGATTTAACCAAGTCCAACCATATCGATCACGTAACCAATCACAATATAAGTCAAATTTTGCATAACCCCATAGACCTATTCTAGTATCTTTAATATAGAATAAGCAAGCCGCACCTAGTAGTGAACCTGCAATACTAGTATAAATCCAAATGTAGTCCATATAATACTCCTGTTATATAGTATATTTATTCTAAAAAGAACAGGATAACCTGGCGCCGGGTGTTACCTCAACGTTATTAGAATCTATTTTTACTTTGGGATCTGGTTTAGCTTCGCAATCTGCGGGTCTTGTACAGCTATTCAGCAGTATCGTCAGCAGGATTAGGCTTAACAGCTTCTTCATAATATAAAATAATTGCCTTTTGCTGTTCTATATAACGTCTAAGTTCAGCAAAGTTTTTTGATAGGTTTTCGTAGTCTTTAACACTAATAGCAATGTAAGAATCGCCGCCGTTCTTTGCCTCAAACTCTTTTTTAAATTCTTCTAAGTTTTCTTCAGGTGATACAACATAAATTTTTATGTCGTTCATTTGCACAGGCTTAGGCCATGGAACAATAGGAACTACAGTTTTTTCAATTTTAGTAACTATTTTAATTTCTGCGTCTGGTCTAAAAGTACTACAACTACTCAGTAGGAGTATTACTAGTAATAGACTCGAGATCTTTCCAAAGTTCATCTGTTTTTCCCTGCATTCGTTTTTCAATTAAGCCTGGCTTTTTATTAGCCAAGTGTGTCAAGTTGTGCTTGTTTAGAGTAGCACGAAGTTCATCTCCGTACTGCTCTGATCTATCTAATTCTTTATTAAGGTTATCAGACAAAGTGTTTAGTCTAGCATTATCTGCTTTAAGTGTTGCAATACTTTGTTCACTAGTTTCAACTGCAACTTCTAGTTTAGCATTATTTAATTTTTGTATTTCTAAGTTCTTTTGTAGGGTATTTACATAGGCATATGCACCGCCAACTCCGGCAAGAATAATAAACACTAATGCTATTTTAATCGTACTAAACATATTCTTATTTACCCCAGTAACTTTCCCAGTGTGTTTGGTCCTACAATGCCGTCAGCTGTCAAACCGTTTTCAGCTTGCCATGTTTTAACTGCACGTTCTGTACCTGGTCCAAAATCTCCGTCAGCACTTAAACCTAATGCTTCTTGTACTGCTTTGACTGTTGCACCTTTTGAACCTTTACGTACTGTTTCGGACATATCTACTGCTGGTGGTGTATAGTGTCCTCCTAGAACTTCTAAAGCATGTTCATAATGATTAATCCTATCTTCTAATCCTATGTATCCGCCGTTAATACGCTTTGTTAAAGTTTTAATATCTTGTGAATCTGCATATTTGTTAAGACTGTTAGTGTCCCAATACCAACATGCTGAATCAAGTGCGCCTTTCTTAGTACGCACATAATCTGTTGCTTCTTCTGCTGACATATCAACAGTTTTGCCAAATTCTGTATAATTGTATCTACCAGTTAATTGAAGTATGCCACCACCGCGAAACTTCCAACCGTCGCCGCTATTAGTATCGTTGTTGTCCATACGTGAAGCGTAAATAACATTCGCAATTCTTTCTGGTTGTCTATGGTAATCTTCTGCATCTCGACCTGCTCTTTTAAAATATTTAGGAAAAATAGAATCAAGTGCTTTTGCACTATAGTTTAGATTCTCTGTTAGTACTTTAAAGTTGTTCGATTCATGACCACATTGTGCTACGAAAGCCGCTACGCGGTCTTCTGTTGTAACATCATATAATGGCAAGATTTCACACATTGCTTCATACCATTCGTCTGCTTCGGAATTGCCTTTAAGCATTTCCCTCACATGATCTACTGTAAAATTAAATTTAAAGTGTTCTGCTGACATTTCTATACCCTTTTTAATTGTAGACTATAGCCTTGGTTTTCCAGTACTAAAGTCGGGCCGTACTTTGTGATATTGTAATCACCTAAGAACTTTGTTAACCAAAGTACTTCGGCCATGTCATTAACGTTGATAGTTTCGTTTAATTGTAATTCTTTTCCAAAGTCAATTACTTCGAATCTCTCAGCTGGTCTAAATGTATTTTTAATTATTAATGTGTTTTCAACTAGATCAATATGATCAGCGTAACTTTTGCTAAAGAAATTTTTGTAATTTTCTAATTGTACTTCATTGATTTTAACATCGTAAGATTCTTTGTCTAGTGGTATAACTTCTGATAATGAGTCATTAGTAAGATCTAAACTTTTGAAATTTTTGTAATATCTATATTTAAAATTATCAACTCCAGCTAGTTTACTTACACCATCTGCAATTTCTACAATTTGCAAAGGTATTTCTTTGTTACGTTCCATCTCAACAAATACTTTGTACATGCCATCTGATTGTTCACCTGAAGTAACATCAGCGTCTAGTACAAAAGGGTAACCTTTTTCTAAAAAGTTCTCTAAGTCTTTGGCCGCTTCGTTACCTTGAACACTAAATGCTAGTGTTACAATATCTCTGTCTTCACCCATTTTAGACTTATACGAGTCAACTTCTAAAATGCTGTATACTAGATGTTTAAGATCGTCTTTAATTAGTCCCATTATACTTGTGCCTCTGTAGGGTCAACTTCAGCCGCTACAACATCACCTTGCTGTGCTTCTGCTTCAACATTCGGAGCTTCTGTAGCTGGATCAACACTAAAGTCATTCATACTTTTATAACCTGAATAGATGTCCATAATTAGCTTTTTAGGCATCATGATTTCTACTACCCATATAGGGTGTGTATCTAACTTACCTTTTTTAGTACCTGGTCGAATATCGTCCGGTTTGCGTATCTTACGAGGTTTAACAACTTTATCTTTTTGATAGGTAACTTTACAGTCGTAATCTAGTAATCTTTTGCCACCGGCAGGATCAGGCATTTTATTAAAATCCCACATAAATGCACAAGTAACCCAGTGTCTACCAATATTAGGTCCAGAAGCTAGTTCGCCATCAGCCCAGTTTTCGTAAACATATAAGTCAAGATCATCTAATACTCTTTCAAAATCTTTTAAAACAGTAAAGCCATAATCACTAGAATATATCTCTTGAATGTTTTTAATTACGTCTATAATATCTTTCATTAGGTCTTCCTATCAACTACAAGTATTTATCAATTTAATGTATTAGCAGTTTACCTTTGCGAGATCACGATAAATATTTTAGTAAGCAAAGTTAGTTTACTATAAAGTAAGTCATAAAGGAGGACGCTTAATGAGTGCAAAGCGAGCTCGTAAGAGCAAAAACTTTCACAATAATGTTGTTCAAATTAATAATTACCTTCCTGAAAAGAAAAAAGAAGTTAAAATACTACCTAGAAATAGAAATCAAGAAGCATATATGCTTAAACTTGCAGATCACACTAAGAACGTTGTTTTTGGTATTGGCCCTGCCGGTACGGGTAAAACTTTGATTGCTGTTTTAACTGCTGTAAAACTTTTCAAATCAGGTAATGTAGACAAAATTATTGTTACTAGACCAGCCGTATCTGTTGACGAAGATCTTGGGTTCTTACCAGGAACACTAGAGCAGAAAATGGCTCCATGGACAAGACCTATATTTGATGTGTTTAGAGATTATTTTACGGCACGTGAAATAGAAGGTATGATTGCAGAAGGTGTAATTGAAATAGCCCCCTTAGCATACATGCGAGGACGTACATTTAAAAATGCATTTATTATTGCTGACGAGATGCAAAACTCAACAGCAAATCAAATGAAAATGCTACTAACTCGTTTAGGTGAAGGGTCTAAGATGGCTGTAACAGGTGATCTAAATCAAGCAGATCGTTTAAAAGATAACGGACTAATTGATTTTATTACACAACTTAAACGTCATGGAAAAGTAACAAGCCTTTCAAGTGTAGAATTCTTTCACGGAGATATTGAACGTCACAAAGCTGTGCGTGAAATATTAGAAGTATATGGTGATGAATAGAGCCTAAAGCTCTTTCATTAACGGAAAGATCTCTGCAATAACTTTGGCACAAGAATGGGCAATATCCATATGTTCTTTTTGTGTGCCATTGGCTCCGCGTAACTCGATGTAGTGTACCCAACTGCGTAAAGTTCCGTTCATATAGAGTCGTGTTTTTGTGTTACCTTCAGGTAATACTACACGAGCTTGTTCCTTAGCGATTCCGTTATGTATAGCCCAGTCGTATACTTCTTTAGCTTTGTCGATTACTTCTTGTTGTCTACTAGACCAAGCATGGTGTAATTCAGAATCGAAGTCAATTTCTACACTATTCTGTCTGTTCTTTTCATCTTGTAGTCTTGCTTCACGAGTAACAAACTGTTCTCCCATTTCAGCAGGGTTTGCATAACGTTGACTAAACTCTTGAAATGCGAAGCTACGATGCCTTACAATCTGATGTGCAATATCTCTAGTAGTGTTTATTTCTAATACCGCATTAACCATTTCTAAAGGTGACCAATGTTGATGCTTAATTAAGTATTTTATTAAACGTTCACTTGTCTCCATATTAATTTGTGCTGTAGGATTAGATACTTTAGCACAAAAAGCAATAAGATCTTGCACATTTTCTAGTCCTTCTTCTTTAAACTCGTCTGACGGTTTACTATAACTTACTAATTTAACTTCCATTTAAAACTCCATATCTGCCGCCACAATGTAGCGATCTTCCATTGATTGTACAATACCCGGACGGTGGTAAATTTTACCTGGATAAATCATCCAGTGTCCTGTCTTCCACGGAGCAAAATAACTACCTGCTCTGTTTACACCATTTGGTGCAAGTTCAGTTCCTGCTTTTTCTAAATCTGTTACATCATCAGGTAAGTGCATATAGTATACACCACTTACTGTAGTTGTATCTGGATTATGATTATGATGATGCCAAAGTATATCTCTATCTTCTACATGTTTAAGAGAAGTTTGAAAACTCCAGCTTTGAATATTTTTAATTTGCACTTCTCGACCTAAGAATCTAAAACATGACCATATGAACGACATTTTAAGATCAGTAAATTCTTGAAATACATTCCAGTTAGTTTGATACTTAGGACTGTTCTCCCAATAGCGACCTGCTGTAATACCTAGTGCAACATCGTTACACATACGCTGACGGTCTTCTTCACTAATTAGATTACTCCAATCGTACAATTCGTAATCAACCATTTTTATGATCCTTGTATTTTTTATCTCTAGTAAACTTAATATCGCAGTAATTGCATTTTACAAAACCTTCTTCAGGTACACTATAATAAACTTTAGGATGATCCATGTCTTCACCCATACAAGAAATACGTTCTTCAGTAGTATATATAATTGTTTTAGGATACTCCACTAACCTGTCCGTAATATAACATGTACACCCCAGGGTGAAATAACTGGAGGACCAATGGTATCAATGCTAATAACTTTTACAGCTTCACTAAAATCAGGGTGCATTCTTTCTTCAGGAAACCAACCAAGGTCTCCGCCGTTTCTTGGGCCACTTGCACATGAACTATGCTCTCCAGCCGCATCTGTAAAATTAATAGTTCCTGCTTTTAAATCTTTAATTAGTTTTTCTGCATCTTCTACTGCAACTCCTAATGGTCTTTCATGTGAGCTATTTTCTGCTTTATCATAGCTTAATAAAATATGTTTACATTTTAATTTCATTTAAACTTCCTATCAATCCATTTTTTACCCACGTATAACAATGCTACAACAACTACAATAGCTGAAAGCACAATAGCTTCAACTACTATATTTCCTTCACTTGCATCTACTTCAATACCGTCTGTACTAACTATTATACGACAATTTTCGCAATCTGCGTTTGCTTCTGCTACTCCTTTACCCCAAAACATTTAATCTCCTTTACCTGGTTCAAGTGATAGTAATTCTCTCTTATTAGGTTTACCTGCCCATTCCTCTGCATCTTTAGGAACATCATCGGATCTTACTTCTGTAATATTAGGCCATTTATTAGACATGTCTGTATTAATGTTCATCCAATATTCTAATTCTGTACCTTGTAAAGTACCATCTGGAACAATAGCATCAACAGGGCATTCAGGTTCACATACACCACAATCAATACATTCGTCTGGATTAATTACAAGCATATTTTCGCCTTCGTAAAAACAGTCAACTGGGCAAACTTCTACACAGTCCATGTGTTTACATTTTATACAATCTTCAGTAACGAGGTACGTCACAGTTCGCCTTTATCTCTCATTTCTGCACGTATCTTTGTCGCACTAATATTATGTATCTCTTTTCCTAAATCATGCTCTGTGAAAGTATACCCTACTCCTCGTCCGTAGCTAATATCAACAA